ACTTAGAGCACCAACTTTACCAAACGGTCAATTTCCTTTGAATATGGTTGCCGCACAACCGGGCGCTGACGTTGAAGGAGCAGTCAAGGTTTTTGCCTCAGTAACAGCATATGAGCTGGTATCTGATATTGGAATTGCATCACCAAATGTCATATGTGTTTATGAAAGACAACAAACCATCACGGGCAGTCCAGCAACAGGTTCAGGCTATATGATTAATCACTCTGAAGATTTTTTTGGAACTCCTGACCTTCATCCTGAAGGTTATGATGTTGTAACTGATCTCCTTATCGGTATTGCTTTGAATGATTGTGATGGCCTTGCCGCTGCTGCAATTACTTGTGAACTTGATGTTATGCTAATTGCTGAACCTAAGAAGATCACTCAAAAAGATTTGACTCAAATGCTCACCCAGGCTCAAGACCTCTGAGGTGAGTAAATGGCTAGAAGCAAAACTGAGGCTGCTGCATCGAAGGTAGAATCTGCCGTCGCATTAGGCGGGCTTGGTGCTGGAATAGGTGGTCCAATTGGTGGCGCTATTGGCGCAGGTATCGGACTTTACATAGGCGATAGAGAAACAGTTTTTCCTCTTGACATGGTTGCGATCCCTGCATACCAGGCATACATGATTAACGGAACTCCTTCTCTGCAAGTTTACATTAGGGCAGGAGAAACTCTCATGCCTACTGGGGGCAATGTCGAAGATGTTCAACAAGCAATGGAAACTATGGCTGTAGAGGACACACCCAAGCGTAAGAAGCGTAAGACTCCTCGTCAAGTCGCATATTCAAAGGCTTTCAAGAGAATTGCACCTAAGTACAAACTAAAGAACGGTACATGGAAGAAAGACGGTTTCAAGCGTTGTGTTAAGGAAGCGCATAGACTCGCTGGAGGGAAGAAGTAATGGCAATAGAGATCATAAAAGAAACCATTGAACTTGATTCATTTACATGCGACGCAAATGGTAATGCCTTCTTTCAAAAGAGAATTAACCTCTCTCCTGGTAAAGTACACAATTTACTTCAGACAGATATTTTTGAAGATGCCTACTCTGCTGGTCGTGACCCTACAGGTGCTGTTAAATTTGAAGCTGCAGTTTCTCCCTATCCAGTCATTCCGACAAATATGCCTTTTATTGAAAACCCAGGTAATTATAAAAATCGTTATCCATCTGCTGGCGACGATACAATTTTGTTCAAAGTCAATGGCGTTATTGGAGATGATACACCAAGTACCTTTAATCAATTTCCAACTGCACAAATAGCAGCAAATCAGAAAATGGCGTTTTATTCTGATCATCTTTACATCTCTTTTCACGTTATGGGAGGTGCACTTAATACCTTTACAAACTTTGCATGGTCCCTTATGTTTACAATAGATAGCAAAAACGTGTCATCATTGACTCATAGCATAGGTGTTCTTGCAGAATCTCACAATGCAATGTGTGCCCTGGTTATGTCAAACGGGCACATGCAAAGCCTTGCAGTTCTTCGAGGTAACGTTTTCCCGATGTGGAGATTCGGTGGTATTCGTGCTGAACACATGATAACGCCCATTGCAGCTAACGCATATTTCCTTCCAATTAATACCAGGGACGCTGAAACAATGACAACGACACCTGGTATTCGACAAGCGGTAGCTGATGCTCGACAGATGAGTGCATTTGACGCACCGTTTGGAGATCGTAGACCAGATTGGTTGCGTATGCATCTCAATGCTGGCATCATTTCTGGCCCAGTTCGAGACCAATGGCCTCCAATTAAACACGCAGATAACGGAAACGTAAGAATGCTCTAGGTGATAACATGCAAGAAGAAACCCCAATTGAAGAAAAGAAAACTCCAACTACAAAATTCGCTGAGTGGCTTATGGCTAGAGCTGAAAAGAAAGAAGCAAAAGAAACATCTTTGGAATCATTGATGAAGTTCAACGTCTTTCTTTCAATTGCTACATTGGTGTCGGTTGCTGGAGCGACTGTTGCAGACTATGTTCTGATGGCTTGGCTTTGGATCTAAATACCCTGGTCAAACTGGATAAACAATATCACTTTGTCCACAGTGAATACAAGTTGTTGTTCTTTCAATTATTGAATAACCATCTAACTCCATGTATTCATCTTCGACAATTAACCAGGCGTCAATATCGAATTCAAATGAAGCACACCTGATCCATCCACCTCTCTCAAGAGATTTGTAATCGCATTCAAATTCCCTGGTCATTCTTCATCACACACAGGACACTTGTATTTGAGGTCACGAGCAGCAATCATTTTGACAAAACAGCCAGTGCACATAGTTCCAGCGTTGTAATGACTTACAGCAAGGTCTTCAATTGTCTTCTTACTCATTCTTCTTCCACCACTTTCATGTTGATAACAATTTGAGTACCGCACTCGCTACACTGCCAAAGATAACGACGGCCCTCTGTCCATCCTCCGACGTTGCCACCATCCCAATGTTCGATTGGGTCGCATGATGCAGGGTGATCGGTTCGACATCCACAAGCAACTTGCATTCCAAACATCAAATCAACTCTACTTTGAATTGCCCTTTGAATCCTTCAACAAAAGACTTGTTCAGATATTCTTGAATTGCCGCCATGTCGTACACGTTAAGTTTGCCATGAAGAAATTGTAAGTTGGATGGGTCCCATTCATGAGATTCAGGGTACCATCGGTAAGTCGCTTGTGTTGGCCATACGACGAGGATGCCACCGTGTGGATCGTCAACCATTGTAATCTCGTAACGAGTGCCGTTACCTGGTTGAAACTCGACTGTCCTTGGAATGACTACCATTCACTCGTCCTCCTTAAGGTAATCAGACAAGATCCGTTGCTTCATTGCCATGGTCATGACCGCGTCATAACCAAGCATCTCGATGCAAGATGAGATTACTTGACTTATCTTTGCACCTGAATCTTTGCACTTCTTTAGGACAGCATCAGCCCCGTTGCTTACGGTTATGGAGTATTGGTTCGCCATGTTTCAACCTAAATAATAATGTTATTTAATACCTGCGAAAAAAAAACCTGCAAGCAGAATAATATAGCGGGGGCTAACCCATTGGGGTGGTGGTCGGGGAGAATGGTGGCGTGCTTTTGGGCGACTTCGTCGCGAAGATGGGACTGCAAGTCTTGAAAGGCACGTTAATAAGCCCGTTTCACTTAGTAAGTGTTGGAGGAAGCAGAGAGAAACGTTCTGGATCGTCATACGTCTGATAACTTTCTGCGACCTCCACCCCAAAAAAAGAGATGATTTACCATGGCTAAAGGAGCAAACGACATAATTTTAAGAGACAGACTACAATTTGACATTGATGCAAATGGCGACACAGCCCTTGTTTATGGACGAATTGACTTATCAGATTACGTTTCAATTGTTGAAAACAAAGGATTGGCCATAAAAGAGATCCGATTTCAACTTAGAGCACCAACTTTACCAAACGGTCAATTTCCTTTGAATATGGTTGCCGCACAACCGGGCGCTGACGTTGAAGGAGCAGTCAAGGTTTTTGCCTCAGTAACAGCATATGAGCTGGTATCTGAT